CGCTGCTGGGGCTGGCGCAGCTGATAACGGGGGCGCGGCCGCAGCCGGTTCCGTCCTCGCCAACGCAGGCGGCGAAGGCCAGCAAAGCCAAGCCGTGGCGATCCCCGAAAAATACCAAGTCAAGAAAGAAGACGGCACGGTCGACATCGAAGCCAGTAGCCTGAAGCTGGCCGAGGCCTACGGTCATCTTGAAAAGCGGCTCGGCTCTGGCGATGCACCGCCGAAGACCCCGGAGGAATACCAGATCATCGTACCGGACGCGCTGAAGGATGCGCTCGACCCGAAGACCGACCCGCTGCTCGGTGCCTTCCTCAAGGATGCCCACGCCGCCGGACTGTCGCAGAAGCAAGTTGACCTGGTCATGGGAAAATACTTCGATCTGGCGCCCAAGCTGATTGAAGGCTCGCGGCAGTTGTCCGAAGCGGAATGCATCGCTGACCTGAAGAACGAATGGAAGGACGACGCGACGTTCAAGGCCGAAGTCGGCAAGGCCTACAAGGCCGTGCAGGCCTACGGCGACAAGGACGCCCAAGCCATCCTCGCCGAGTACGGCAACGACCCGCGCGTGATCCGCTTGATGGCCCGCGTTGGTGCCGAGCTTGGCGAGGACCGATCGATCAACCCGGGCGGCACGCTGCCTGGCGGCCAGAGCGTCGAAAGCCTGATGCAGTCTGAGGCCTACACCAATCCGAAGCATGCCGACCATGCCCGCGTCAGCGCCCAGGTGCAGGGCTACTTCAACAAGCAAGCCGAGGCACAGGCCAAGGCAGGGAACGTGCCGATTCTCTGACCATTTCGGTACGTTCAGCAAAATGGTTCCAAGCCCGCCAAGTGCGGGCTTTTTCTTTGGTCGGGAAACCGTCCGCACCCCAGTTCGACAATCTGCGCCATCACAGGCCCGGCGTGGCAGCCGGATACCCTGAATTCCCGCAGGTCTGAATGCAAGCCGATTCCGACACCGTAGCAGGCCCGGATGACCGGACACCCTGAAGGCTGATTACTGAATTCAACCTTTTGGAGATTCCGAAAATGAAAGACTACCTCAGCAGTAACCGATTCAACCTCATGCTTGTTGCCGCGCTGGTAATTGGCACGTCGTTTGGCATCCTTCCGGCCGAAGCCATGGCCGGCGCCTCCGTCATGTTCGTTGGCTCGACTTCCATCACCGCAGCATTCGTGCAGCAGTGGGATACCTCGATCCGCCTGCAAGCGCAGCAATCCGAATCTCGTCTGATGAAGGCCGTTACTGATCGCGGCACTATTTCCGGCGACGGCTTCACCATCAACAACCTGGCCGCCGTCGAAATGGACGAAAACACCGTCCGTCACGGCGATACCGAGTGGGGCGATGCCGATCACACCAATCGCCTGGCCTCCATGAAGGACTTTTACAAGGCCCTTCCGCTCGACCGCAACGACATCCCGAAAATGCTGGTCAATCCGGTAACCGGTGGCGACTACATGCGCACGCTGATGAACGCCAAGAACCGCAAGATCGACAAGCTGATTTACAACGCCATGCGCGGCGCGATCACCAGCAAGGACGGCGTTACCAGCTACACCATCCCGGCCGGCCAGAAGATTGCCCACGGTTCCACCGGTTTGACCAAGGCCAAGCTGATCCAGGCCCGCGCCATGTTCCGCGCCAACGAGTGCGACGAAGAGGCCGGCGAAGAGTTGTACATCATGTACAACGACAAGGTGGTGCAGACCATTTTGGCCGATACCACGCTGACCAGCGCCGACTACATGGCGGTTGGAATGCTGCAATCCGGTCGCCTTCAGGGGTCTTGGATGGGCTTCAACTGGATTCCGTATCAGGGCCTGGACTTCATTTCCAGCACCTATTACGCCATGGCCTGGGCCAAGTCCGGCGTCCATTTCGGCAAGGGTTACGAAGAAGGCAAGGTCTCTCCGCGCCCGGACAAAAAGGACACGTGGCAGGTGTCGATGGCCGCCTCCTACGGGGCCGGTCGCCAGGCCGAAGAGAAGATCATCGAGATCGCATTCCAGTAATTTGGCGGGGCTTCGGCCCCTCCTTTGAATAGTTTCAAGGAGAAACGAAATGGCAGAAACCAACTCCCGCCAGGCAGCAAAGATTGCTCTTGGTCAAAAGCTGAAGAACTCGGAAGCAGGCCGCCTGCGCACCGTCGTTGTTCAGACCCCGGCAACCTTCGCGCAACTGGCTATCGACGACACGCTGGCCGGCGGCGTCTTTATCCCGAAAGGCGCGCGCATCGTCGGCTGCCGCATCAACAACGGCACCGGCACCGCTTCCAGCACGATCAACGTCGGTCTGCGCAAGCGTTCCGATGGCACCGTGTTGAGCGCGACCGCAATCTCTTCGCTGATCGCCATAACCACCGCAACCACCACCCCGACCAACGGGGCGAATGGTGCCTACGTGGCCGGCGGTGTTGATCAGGAAGTTTCCGATGACGCCGAAGTTTATGTGACCGCCAAGGGCGCCGTGCTGGCTGCAAACCAGTTGCTGCGCATCGAAGTCGATTACATCGGCGCCTGATTCAAGTTTCCACCTCCACCGTGAAAACGGGTTGGCCCGGCGTCGTAAGGCTCCGGGCTTTTTTACTTCCAAGGCCTGAAAATGTCCGGAAATAGCGCCGTATCAATCTGCTCGAATGCGTTGCTCCTGCTCGGCGACAGGCCGATCAGCAGCTTCGCCGAGAACAACGACCGAACCCGCCTGGTCGCCAACCTCTACGAATACAAGCGCGAGCGGGTGTTGCGGGCGCACCCATGGAACTGCGCGACGAAGCGGGTGATCCTGTCGCCGGATACAGCATCCCCGGAGTTCGGATGGGCCTATCAGTTCCAGCTTCCGAACGACTGGCTGCGTACCTTGTCGGTCGGCGAGAATGGCAACGAGGACGACTACGCCATCGAGGGCCGTAAAATCCTGATGAATTCGAACGCCTGCCTGCTCCGGTACATCTGGCGCAACGAGGTTGAATCGACGTGGGATTCATTGCTGGTCGAAGTGATGACGCAGGTCATGGTCGCGGCGCTGACCTACCCGATTACCAAGTCGACCACCAAGCAGGCGACCGAGGAAGAGATCGTCAAGCGCGTGCTGAAAGAGGCCCGCACCATCGATGGCCAGGAAGTGACACCCGAGACAATCGGCGACTTCCCGCTGTTGGCGAACAGGATGCGCTGACATGCCCAAGGTCAAAGTCCTTCAGACAAACTTTTCGAGTGGTGAGCTTTCGCCACGGGCATCCGGCCGGGTGGATATTGCCCGCTATCCGAATGCCGCGAAGACCCTGCGCAACGTGATTTCACGCACGCTGGGCGGCGCCGAGAAGCGGCCAGGAACTCAGTACATCCTGCCGACCAAGCACGCCGACAAGCGCGCCCGGCTGATCCCCTACATCGTCAGCCGCGACAAGGCTTTCATGTTGGAAATGGGCGACAACTACATGCGCGTGTTCAAGCCTGATGGCTCGGTGGTGATGAACGGCGGCAGCCCCTACGAGATCGTGACGCCCTACGACGAAGCCGCGGCGCTCGAACTGGATTACACCCAGGGCGAGGAAACTATGTACCTGTTCCATGGCGACGTGTATCCAAACCGCCTGCGCTACTTCGCGGACGACTATTGGAACTGTGCCAATGCGCCGTTCACCACGACCCCGTTCGGCGAACTCGGCCACAAGCCGGCCGCCAATCTGACGCTATCGGCCAACACCATCGGCACCGGTCGCACGATGACGGCCGATGCTTCGGTGTTCCTGGCCGGCGACGTGGGCCGGGCGATCATCCAGAAAGCCGGGATTGCGGTGATCACTGCCTACACCTCGGGAACTGTCGTGACTGTCGAGGTGAAATCGGTCTTCGTTTCGACGTCGATTGCTACCGGCACATGGGAACTCGACGCCTCGCCGATGGTGACGCTTGTCCCGCAGGACTTGAAGGACGACAAGGAAGCCGACCCGATTGGCTCGGAAATCACGCTGACCGTGGCGGCGACCGTGCAGAACAACCTGGCCGCCGCGAAGGATATCGAGGAACTTGAACAGGGTGGCATCGGTTCGACCATCGCAACAGCCAAGGTGACGGGCCATGGCTATAGCACCGGCAATAAGACTGTCATCGCCGGTTGCTCGCCAACCGCCTACAACGGAACGTTCACCATCACCGTGATCGACGCCGACCATTTCACCTACCCGCTGGCCTATGCCGCGACGGTCGTGTCGCTCGGCACGGTCGCCAAGATCAATTCCACGTCGACGCCCGATGTCGATGCCTTCAGAACCGAGGATGTCGGCAAGTTCGTTCGCATCGACGGCGGCCTGGTCAAGATCACCTCGTTCGTTTCGGCAAAGCAGGTGGTCGGCGAAATTCTGCAGGAAATGACCTCGCCAGTCGCCGCGCCGCCGCTGGCCTGGACGCTTGAGTCGTCGGTATGGGGCGGTGACAGCGGGTATCCAAGGACCGGCACGCTGCACGAGCAGCGCCTGATTGCCGCAGCCACCGAGCGCAACCCGCAAACCGTCTGGGGCAGCCGTACCGGCGAACCGCTCGACTTCACGCTCGGGGTTAATGACGACGAGGCGTTTTCCTTCACCATCGGCTCCGACGAATCGACGCAGATCAGCTTCGTGTCATCTGGCCGGGATCTGATGGTGCTGGCCTACAACGGCGAGTACTCGATGCAGGGCGGTATCGAGAAGCCGATCACCCCGACCAATGTGCAGATCAAGCCGCAGACGCCCCACGGTTGCGGCACGGTTCGCCCGGTGCAGGTCGGCAAGGAACTGCTCTTTGCCCAGCGTGCCGGCCGCAAGGTGCGCGCCTATGGCTACAAGTACGACGAGGACGGCTACAAGGCGCCGGACGTTACCACACTGGCCGAACACATCACCGCCACCGGAGTCGTCGAGATGGCCCTGCAGCAAGAGCCTGACCCGGTGGTCTGGGTGGTGCTCGGCAATGGCCGGCTGGTCAGCGTGACGCTCGACCGCGAACTCGACGTGATCGCCTGGAACTCGCATGAAATCGATGGCGCTGTCGAATCGGTGGCGACCATCCCGAGCGGCGACAGCGAGCAGGTCTGGATGATCGTTCGCCGCCTGGTCGACGGCAACATCGTGCGCTACGTCGAGCGCTTTCAACCGGACTGGTATCCGATCTACGGAACAACCATGCCGGGCGCCGATGACTTCCCGCCCGAAGACGCGCCATTCAACTGGGGGTTCATGCTTGATTGCGCGGTCACCCAGGACGACGCCACCGGCAAAGCAACATGGGGCGGCCTTGGTCACCTTGAAGGGCGCACAGTTCGCGTGCTGGCCGATGGTCTCGACATGGGCGAATTCACGGTAATGGCCGGCGAGATCACCTTGCCGCGCAACGCCAAGCGCGTATTGGCCGGCCGGTTCTTCGCGCCAACCATCGAAATGCTGACGCCGGAAGTGCAACTCGGCACCGGTTCCAGCCAGGCCGACGCGATCAGCGTCAATGAGATCGGGCTGCGCGTGGTCAATACGCTGGGCGCCACGGTGAACGGGGCGCTGATGATTCCCGGCCGTGCATTCGGGCCCGATCTGCTCGACCAGCCGCCCGAGCTTTTCACCGGCACGAAGTTCGAGACGGCAATCGGATGGGACAATGGCGAGGCACCGCCGATGGTGATCAGCCAGGACTCGCCGTTCCCGTTCCATCTGCTTTCTGTCATTCGCTCGATCACCATCAATGGAGGCTGACCCCATGGGGAAAACAACGATTCGCCCGGCCACGCTCGACGACCTCGATGTCTTGATGGACATCGGCGAAGCCATGCACAAGGAATCTCCGCGCTTCTCGCGCATGACCTATTCGCACGCCAAGGTGCTGCAGACCTTCATCGATCTGATCAACGCCGATTGCGGCCTGATCGTGGTCGCCGAGCAGGATGGGGAAATCATCGGCGGAATCGCGGCCATGGCGACACCGCACTGGTTCTCGCACGACTTGATGGCCAGCGACCTGGCGCTGTTCATCCTCCCCGAGCACCGGGGCGGCATGACTGCCGTTCGGCTGATCAAGCACTACATCGCTTGGGCCGGCGAGAAAGGCGCAGTCATCACGCAGATGGGAATCTCGACCGGCGTGCATGCCGAGGAAACGGCCGCCATGTTCTCGGCGGTTGGTCTGAAACAGTTTGGCTATCTTTTCGAGGTGTAACGATGTGTGATCCAGCAACCATTGCAATTATGAGTATCGCGTCGGGCGTAATCGGCGCCGGAGCCCAGATAATCAGTGGCCAGCAACAGGCAGCCGCCGCCGAGGCGCAGGCCATTTCTGTGCAGAACCAGGCAGACGCCGAAGCCGACGCTGCACGCGCCCAGGCTGAAAAGATTCGCAAGGCTGGCCGGGCGCAGAAAGGCGAAGCCAGTGCCGCGCTGGCGAAATCCGGCGTGAAGCTCGGCGAAGGCACCGCCCTTGAGGTGCAGAAAGAGATTACCCAGAACGTCGAGCAGGATGCGTTCTCGGCTTTGCTGTCCGGGTCGCGCGCCAAGCGTACAGGCGATGAACAGGCCAGCATGATCCGGGCGAGCGGCGATGCTGCGGCGATGTCCGGGTACATGGGGGCGGCCGGCACCGTGCTTTCGACCGGGGCAAAGGCCTACGGCAACTGGAAAACCTCAGTTCGGGGGCAAAGCTGATGCCCCGCATTCCTCTCGGAAATTTCGGCAACCAGATCGCTCAGCCGGGCGGCCGGGTCAATGTCAATCCGGCTGCCTTCACCGCAGGCGCCGAAGCCCTGCAACGTACTGCCGGCCAGGTCATGAACGTTCTCGATCAGCAGCAGGCCGAAGAACAGCGCCAACAGCAATTGCTTGACCGGGCCAAGGCCGCCAACTCGGTGCTTGATCGCGAGATGCAGGTTGATGCCATTCACGGCGAGATCAGCCAGCAGGTCGCCGACGGAACAATCCATTACTCCGACGCCAAGAACGCCTACAGCCAGCGCATTCAGGAACTTGGCGCGCCGGATGTCAAAGGCCTTGATCCGGTCACCGCCGAGAATCTGACCAAGGGGTTCAAGCGGGTCGAGTTCAAGGGCGAGAACGCCATCGAAGGGCTGGTCATCAAGTCCAAGACGGCCGACTTCAAGGCGCAGACAGACGGCATTCTCGACAAGCTCGGCAAGCAGGCCGGGCTACCTGGCTCCGACATGGCCACCCTCGGCAAGCAGCTTGACGCCATGGACGAGATCGGCCGGCAGGCCTACGGCGCCGCATGGGACAAGCGCAAGCAGGACTGGAAGGACAATAGCTGGGATGCCAAGCTGAACCAGCAGGCCATGGGTGCGCGCAATGACATCAAGTCAATCGACGCCCTGCAGAAGCAGCGGCCGCCGCGCGTGCCGAGCGCATCGCCGAGCGCCAACTGAAGAAGGCCGAGGCCGAGTTCAACACCTTCCAAGGGCTGGCCGACAAGGGAACGATCCTTTCCCCGGAGTACATCGACCGTGCTGTCGCCGCTACCAAAGGCACGCCGTATCAGGCCGGCATTGTGGCGCTGGCTCGGCAGGCACAGGAAACCGGAGGCATTGCCGCGCAGCCGATCCGCAATCAGGAAGCGACCCTGACCCAGCTTGATACGCTGATCGCCAAGAACGGGCGCACGCCGGAACTGGACAAGCGCCGCGAGCAGGTTTCTCGGGTGCTGGAAGCCAGCCGGCGCGACCTGAACGAGAACGGGCTGCGCGCAGGCCTGGAACGCGGCGTGATCACCGAAATGGCCCCGCTGGATACATCCACCCCGGAATCATTCGCCGCGTCGATTTCCAAGCGATTGGAGCAGGCCGATCAGGTCGGCATGTGGGCCGGCCGTGCTGTGTCACCGCTGGATGCCAATGAGGCGGCATCGGTACGCAACATGCTGGACGCCCTGCCGCCCAAGCAGAAATCGCAGGCCGTCGCCACGCTGGCGCAATCGGTCGGGCCGCGTGCAGCCGGTGCGATCGCACTGCAACTCGACAAGCAGGACAAGCCGCTTGCGCTGGCCTTTGCCCATGCTGGCGACAAGACGACCGCCGGGCGGTACACCTCCGAATTACTGCTGAAAGGTGCCACCGCCATCAAGGACGGGGCCGTCATGAAGGACGACAAGAAGGTGACCGGCTGGAAGGCCACCATTGCCCAGCAGATCGATGGCGCCCTGCCGGATGAGCGCGCCGCGTCTGCGGTGAAAGAATCGGCCTACTACATCGCCGCCGGCATCGCCGCTGAGAAAGGCGGTAGCGTTGGGGGTGATGACATCGCCCGGGCCGTTCGCCTGGCTGTCGGCGGCAGCATCATTGAGCGCAACGGCAAGAAGCTGCCGATTCCGGCCGGAATGGATGACAGCGAATTCGAGAACCGGCTGAAGAACGTACCGGCATCGGACATCCTGAAGCAAGCGCCGGAAGGCAAGGTGCGCGTCGGTGGAACAGAAATGAACGTCGCCGATTTCGCGACCACCGTGCCCGGCCAAGAACTGATCTATGCCGGGCCCGGCCGATACGCCGTCATCGTCAAGGGCCGCCCGGTGACCAACGCCGCCGGCAAGCCGATCATCATTGGGGTGCAGTGATGGGACTGCTCGACGCCTACCAGGACAGCACCGACGCCGCCTTGCGGGTCATGACCTCGCGCCCGATTGAAGCCGAGCCGCCGAAGCCGAAGCATTCCGCATGGTCGCTTCCATACAAGTCGGTCGGCGACTATATCGAAAACCAACTGACCATCCCGCGTGCAATGGCGGCCGGTGCTGCTGAGGTAGCCGGCAACATCATGGACAAGGCCGGCGCATTCGGCCAGGTTGCGGCAGCATCCGGCGGCATTACCCCAGGCTTTGATCCGTCGTACTCCCAAACAACGCCGACGCTATCCTCCCTCATTACTGGCCAGCCAGGCGTGAGCAGCGAACGCCGCCAATCGATTGAGGCCATGGAAACGCTGAAGCGTGACGGTATCAACTGGCGCACCGACGAAGCGCGGCAGGCCTACCGATTCGGCGCCGATCTTCGCCCCGACCCGCTGACCGCAGGCACTGCCGAAAACCTCGTCTTCTCGCTAACCAAGGGGCTGACCAAAGCCATCGGCGCAGCGGTAACGCTCGGGCCGGTTGGCGGTGCTGTGGCGTTCGGTGGATCGGAAGGCATGACTGCTGCCGAAGACCTCGCCAATCAGGGCGTTGATCAGACGACCCGCACGAAGGTTGGCGCGGTGGCAGGCGTGATGAACGCGGCCGGCGTGCTGCTCCCGGTGGCAGGCAAGACGCTGGCCCAGACGGCGGCGCTTGTCGTAGCTGGCGGCCCCGCATCGTTCATGGCCCAGCAGTACGCCACGCGCGAAATCCTCCGCAATGCAGACTATGGAAAGATCGCCGAGCAGTACGACCCGCTGGACCCGGTAGGGCTGGCCGTTGCCACGTTGCTGCCGGCCGGGTTCGCGGCGTATGCGAAGCGGGGCGGGTTTGCGTCTCAAAAACCGGCGAATGTTAGAGACAACGCGGATAGCGTCTCACCGGTTACAGACAACAGCCCGATAGCGGCCACGCCCGATGCCATCGACGCGGCCATGGTGCAGAACCTGACGATTGCGCGGGATGTTCATGAGAGCGTGAAGATTCCCGACATTGCTCCGGTTCAGTCAAAGCCCGCCAGCCTTGATGAATTTGTGGCGTGGGCAAAGGGGCAGGCAGAATCCGGAATTGCTACGGAAGAGGCTGAAATGCGCCGCATCGCTTCTGGCGAACTTACCGAAACGCAGGCCATGCGTCCGGAGAATTTCCGCGTTACGGCCGATGAGGCAAAAGACCGGCTTTCAAGCCTGGCCGTGATGCGATCCGAGCTTGACCAAAAATACAGCGTTTCGAATCCGCTGATGAAGATGGCCTACGAGCTGAATCCCGGTACGCCAGCTGTCAAGGAATCCTTGACAGTTCAATCCGATCCTGCAGTTGTTAAGGATTCTTCAACAACTGAAACGCCAGATGCCTACCGCGCCCGCGTCGAAGCGCTGACCAAAGAGCAGCCCGATCTAGTCGCCCGCCTGGACGACGCCGGCCAGCCGGTGAAGTTGTCAGACGAACTCGCCGCCATCAAGAAGGAAGCACAGGACGGCACGGAAACGGATTTCGGGGCGCTCGATGCGCCGCTGCTCAAGATCGCCGCCGAGTGTGCCTTGTCTCTAGGAACAGCAGGATTATGAAGCAGCCAAGGATGGCCATGTCAAAAGCAAGGAACAATTGCAGGATTTTCGCAGCGCACATTCCTATCTCCTATTGGAACAGCAGGGCTATGAAGCCGGCCAGCGCGATCATGCTGCCGACAACTATGCCCCACTGCTTGGAATATGCCCATGCCTGCCGCCAGTTGCCGAAGGTGGCAAGGCCGGCGAGCGGAATC